CAAGGCTAAGACTTGGAAGTGTCCATGGGGTCAAGTTGCTTTCCGCACAGTTGCACCATCATTTACTGTTTTAAATGAAGAGCAGGCAGTTATGGTTGTTCCACTTGATGCAGTAAAAACTGAGCATAGAATCCTCAAAAGTAAAATATCTAAAGAGATTCAACTCACACTTGTTGATCAGTATCCTGACCTATTCTGTATTTCTCAAACTACAGAAAATGTTACGATTAAAGCATTGACAGCAAGCGATACTGAAGAGTAAGATTGCAATGCTCCGTACCAATATCCAACGGAGCACAACTACCAAATGAAGGGCCACGGACATCAACACCGTGGTCCTTTTGTATCCATAAAGGAAAGAGAATGAGTGACGAATTAGTTTATATTGGTAGTATTCCTGACGCAGTTAGCGTAACTGATGTAGGGCTACAGTTTAATCATGACATTGAATATGACCAGTGGCTTAGGCTTATGGCCACACTTCAACAACTTACAACAGCATTTCAATTTGCAATTGGCGACGCATTAAACTATGGACAAAAACGTTATGGAGAGAAGTACGCACAAGCAATGGATGCGACTGGGTGTGCTTATCAAAGCCTTGCTAACTGGAGCTGGGTGGCTAGTCATGTTCCTCTTGATAACCGTGTGGCTGGTCTTAGTTGGACTCATCATAGGATTGTTGCCCATGTCGGCACCGATCAACAAAAACAACTATTAGAATCAGCAAAAGCACGAGCCATATCAGTAACTGATTTTGAAAAAGAACTTAAGGGCGAACCAGAAGAAGAGAAAAAGCCATTGAAACAAATAACCATCCCTGAAGGATGGACTGTTGATGATGCTAACAAAGCACTTGAAATAGTCAGCTCTTACAGGCAAGGCCTTGAGAGACTAAGCGCAGCATTAGATGCTGACGATGAACCAGTACAGAGATACTGTGCTGAATGTCCATATAACAACTAAGGGTAAAGCATGATTACCGTATTTAACGGCAAGTCGTTTGGCTTGTCTGGAGCGTCATCGTCTGGCTTTGTACAGATAGATAGGCTTCTTGTAAATCACATAGCAAGTTTCACACCATCTGGCTTCTCTACATTCATGGCACTAGTCATGCATGTAGACAATGAAGGCTATTGCTGGCCCAGTATAAAGCGCCTGTGTGAGTGCACTGGTTTATCTGAGACAACAGTCAAAAGTGCATTGCATCATTTAACAGCAATGAAGATTAACGACTGTAGGCTGCTTGAGATAAATGCTAGAACTTCCCCTAATGGGAGAACAACAAGTAATGGATACAAGTTGTTTCCTGATTCATTACAGCATACAGATGATGTGAAAGTACAGGCTGTCAAGCAATCGCAAAAGGATGTTGCCAAGGAGGAAGATCCTGCTTTTCCATTAATGCAAGCATTCATGGTTGAGCGGTGGGGTCCTTTTGTGGCAGAAAACATAACAGACAAAGATTGGAAAAACAGCAGACTAATCATCTGGCAAATGCACAAGGCTGGTGTAACACCAGTCGATGTAATCGAACGAGTTAAGACATTGAAGAGGAAGTGGCAAATAGAAATGATTACTATTCGGTCACTATGGAAGCACTGGGATACATATGCTTCACCAACGTACGGGAAACCTGTGACTACAGCAAAGATTGAGGATTGGTTCAATGACAACAACGGATAAATTACTAGCAATACTTTCGCAACTACCTAGTTCGATTCCATGGAATGAAACTAGTGAGACTGTATATAGAGTAGCCATCAACGGACTGAAGGATGAAGACATCAAGGGTGGCGCACAACGCATCCTTACGCGATGCAAGTTTAGACCTACGCCATCAGAGGTATTGAATTACATTGCTATTGATAAGTATGGTGATGCACAACCGCATATGGTTACGCACGACATAAGTGAAGGAATCAGAAAGGGCACTGACCCAAATAGCCTACATCCAACGGTAGTACTAGTACTCAAGAAGACTGGTGGATACAAAGCATGGAGGGTTGAGCCACCACTCAAAGGGCAACAACTTCAAGATGTTATTAATGAAGTGCATATTGTTAGACTAACGGAATACATAAATGAACAAAGAACCAAATCTTAGAAGCGTTGGCTTTAATATTGAAATCCCTTCAGATGTTATGAGTGAGCAATCGCTCATAGCATCTGTTCTTCTTGGTGGAAAGCGGTTATTCAAGAACCTTACACATATCAATAAGAGTATGTTCTACAGGGTGTCACACAGCCTTATATGGGATGCATACGTAGCAATTGATGGAGCCGGTCAAGACATTGATATTGTCACCGTAAATGAAGAACTGACAAAACGTAACGCATTGGAGGCTTGTGGTGGACTTGGCTACATCATGCAATGTGCTGAGTTGTTACCAAGTACGTCCAACTACGAAAGCTACGTAAAGCTGGTGATTGAATACCACCGTCGTAGAGAGATTATCTTTTCATCCGAATTGGCAAGTAAGAAGGCGTCTATTGGGGATGATGACATTGATTCGATCATAGCTGATTTAAATAAATCTGTTTCCTTTACCAATTCCGGAAACGCATCTGAAGATTTATCTAAATTAATTTGGGACACAACTTCAGAAGCTCTATCAAGAGAGGTTGATAAAGCAGACTTTTCTATTGGATCTGGTTATGAAGAGGTTGATTCAATTACTGGTGGCTGGAGAGATGGCGAGTTAATCATCTTGGGTGGTCGTCCATCTATGGGTAAGTCCAGCCTGGGGTTACAATATGCTTGGAACGCAGCGCGATTTATGCGTACGCTAGACACACGGACAGGAGTATTAATCATCAGCGCGGAGATGTCGAAAGACATGGTAACTGCACGTATGCTTTCAATCTACAGTGAAGTGGATAGCCAAGTTATACAGACAAAGAAACTGAATAACTATCAGAAGGATAAGCTACAGACCGTAGCTCAGGAGGCTAAGACACTTAATGTTAGGATTATCGCAGATAAAACTGTCACCCTTGGAGGAATCAGAGATGCCATCAGGGACGCACAAAAATCTTTTCATGTTGGCTTGGTGGTTGTTGATTACTTACAGATGATAGCAATGCCAAGTTCATACAAGTCAGAGAATCGTACTCGTGACATCGGTGTGATTAGCCGTGGATTGAAAGACATTGCTCGTGAGTACAAGTGTCCCGTGATTGCCTTATCTAGTTTGTCTAGGGCAGTTGAGCAGCGACAGGACAAGCGACCCATGATGTCAGACCTAAGAGAGTCTGGAGACATTGAATCGGATGCTGATGTTATTCAATTTATATATCGAGCTGGCTATTACGAGCAGAAGCAATCTGGCGATGAAGAGCAAGAAGCTGATAAGGCGGAAGTCATTACTGCTAAAAATAGGAATGGAAAAACCGGGGTCTCACTATTACAGTTTGAACCCCGGTACGCAAAGTTTACTGAATTTCAATCAGGAGGATTTTTTCTTTAAGTAGACTTTCTTTTGGTCACTATTGACGATGCAATCAAGATCAAAGCTACGAGCAATATCTCTGATTGCTGCATACGATTTACCATCTCGTAAAATACACTGAACGGCCAGTTGCTCACCATTGAGGACTGGCCCGTCTTCCCAAGCCAGTACAACATTGTCCCCGGCGACAAGCCGAACAAAGTCACGCACAGGCGCGTATGTCTTTCCGTTCTGCAATAAGGCAACAATGTGGTTGTCTCCATATACAATCTTCCAATCTTGCCCAGCCTGAATCATTGACCACGGTCGAATAAAACGAACAGCGTTTTTATTGCGACTTCCATACAATGGTCGGTGGGCTACTTCATATCCATTACGACTACCATTACTATTACTGTTTCCCTCAATGGATTTCCAAACACCATCTTCATCTAACCCTTCAACAATTCCTATGTGAAACGCATCTTGACGTCCATTATTTAACGTCTTAACCAAGATGACTAAATCACCAGCCATTGGTGTCGTATGTAACACTCCATGTTTCTTGGCTACAGCCAACCAGACATCGCAGTCTGCACTGAAACATAATGGCCAATCCAATCCAGATTTATACTCCCACTCCAAAGCAACCCCACTGACAAACGATGCACACCAATAGCTTCCTAGTGGTGCATTAACCGATGTGTTCCACCGATCAATCATAGGCCCGCAATTACTTCCCATTGGATCTTCTTTTATGCCAATGTACTTTTGAGCTATTTCCACAAATAGTTGTTTACTCATTAGTCAACCATTCTTCCTGTAATAAAGTCACTTGGAACATTGAACTTAGGTTGTGGCTGGCGTTCCTTAATTTTTTCAAGGTAATCCGGATTAACCGTACTTTCGCGTAGTACTGCTGCATCAGGAATGCCACGCATCTTATCTGAACCCCATGCAGGTTCTTTGCCGTAACCACCACTCTCTGGTATTCCAAAAAGCAATGCTGATAAACCGAACTTTTTAACTACCGAACTTGCATTTGGATAGTTATATTTATACTTCCTAGTAAGGAATTCAAACTGTTTACCAGACATACCTGCCCTGTCTTCTTTTGTAATCAGGTCATTCATGTAGTAATCACCCATGCGACCTTCTTGTCCAAATACTCTAGTAAATGCTGGGAATTGAAACTGCACAAGGTCTGGATTATTTTCCCCCTGTACAGGCAATACGTGTTGCGAATAACCTAATTCTTCCATGTCTTTTAATGCAGTCTGAACCTGCAAGTTAGTCAACATTGATAATGCATACCTAGATATTCCATTAGGAAACATTTTAGTAAGTGCTTTTATGAGTGGATATGACGGATTGTAAATAGCTGGCGCCAATTTTTTAATCTCGCGATTATACTTGTCAGCAAGAGCTGTATTGCCACTCTTCTTAGCCTCGTCCATCAACTCTCTATAACGCTCAATTTTTCTTTCTGTCTGCACCCATGTTCTTAATCCCGGAGCTTTTTGCAGAGCTGCCTCTTCAACATATGTTCGACCACTAGCAAGCTGTTTTGCACCTTGTATTGGAGGGCCAAAACGCCCTTCAATATTTGATTTGTATAATTCAGCTGCATATTTTGCTGCCTTTTGCTCAGTTGATGCATTAGGCTCATTTGTTGCTTGAATATAAGGTGCCAAAAACAAACGCTTATATAGGGTAAATATTGCTGGCATTTGCCATTGCAATGTATTAGCAGCTCGAACTACACCATAATCAGGATTAGTTGGATCCCACCATTTCTGTTGGTCTATACGTAATGAGGAAGCTAAATCAACACCTTCGTCATTTAATACTGGTGAATTAATTTTTCTCCAATCTAAATAGTCTATGTACTTACCATCATTTATTTCATGCAACTGTCGTCGTTCTGCGTATAAACCCATAAGTTGTAATACAGAACCAATGACTCCAGCCTGAACAAATGAATTAACAAATGTTGCAAAATGCTGTTTAAATACATCTGGATTTCGCAATGTCCTAAACCATTTCTGTTCAGGCGCCGTGTCAATAACATCAAATCCAACTCCATAAATATCCATCTTTTGTGTTGCTGCACGAGATACATAGTTCACTCCTTCAGCAACATACATTTTTGCCATTGATGGTAAATATGTTTGCATCATTAATGAGTTAAACCAGTTTGGAGATGTGTAGATGGTTCTCAATGTCTGATTGAACAGGTTTTGATTATCAGACATCATTAAGTTATTTCCAGTCGGATGACCTGTAACTACATTTAAGAATGCAGCATAATCACGCTTGGCCTGATCTCGTTGATAATCGTATGAATAATTAAAACTCTGATCAACATATGCAGAAAATTCTAAGAATGACTTCACTCTCAGGATATCTGTAGACAATGCTCCTGCACGTTCCCACATATTCACGAGTGGTATGCGTCTAGCTAATACGCCCTCGCCAATATTCTCAGCTTGAGTTGTTGCAATAGGCATTTCAAATGGGTTGATAGTTGGGTCAATTAATTTAGCTGCCTCATAATTTCTATACCAATCACCATAGGTTGTTTTCAAGCCGTATTCAGCTATATCGTTCCATCCATACGTTTGATTAATTTGACGTTTATGGACACCCGGTATTCCATACCCAATGACATTCCCCTTAGTACCGTATTTATTAATGTAGTTAAACATCTTGGCATGATACTGAGCATCACCCCAAGCTAAATCAGGTCTATGTCCAAGAGCAAAGTTTAGGAATTTACCAGCACCACTAGTTGGTGTGCCAAATATTTTTGAACCCGGAAGCCATCCGTTAGGAAGAAATGCTGATAATCCCCAGAATTGAGCTGCAAAGTTTTTAGGATTCATTGCTGTCAATCTATAGTTTTGTAGCATTACACGGGCAAAGTCTCCGCTTAAGATTAATGCTTTAGCACCAGACGTCAACTCGTGATAGATGCCTAATGCTGTTACGGCTCCACGTTTAGTAAATGGATTATTTAAAAAAGGTAGGCTTGCAACACCACCTGTAGGTACACCTATGGTAGCCGGATGAGGAGTTGGCTTACCTGTTGGTCCACTGGCGCTAAACATAGTTCGTGACACGTAATCGTAATCAGCATCAGGGATGCTAACGTAAATGTCTCTATCTTTAGCGGTCACTCCAACCTTAGTAATAGATGGATCTGCCTCGCGTTTTAAAATAACACGTTGTGGCTGTGGTACAGATAACGCTTTTTCCAATGCACGTGTAGATGCAGTCTGATTGTATTGATCTCGCAACGCTGGGTCTTGAGCTTGTTCTGGAGATAAGTCAAATGGCATTTTGAAATACGCCATTTCTTCTGGTGTCATTTCTTGATTATCGTAATGACCTTCCTCAACACCATCACTCATCCACGTCTTTGTTCTGTTATGTTCGACACGTGGATTTTCCATAGCGTCAGCGATACTAGCTTCTTTATCGCCTTCTAATAGACGTTGCCGAGCTAACGTGTCTGTAGCATTTTTCCTCTTCCACGCATTTGGGACTTGCCCACTATCATCAATTAATGCACGACTAACTAACAACTTGGCAATGTGTACCTCGCGTGGAACAACTACAGTATTACCAACAGAGTCTTTTGCCGTTTGCTCTAATGATGGATTACTTAAGAATGCTCGTCGCAATAAATCATTGACAGGTTGTTGAAGTAATCGTTGGTTATTAACCCACACGTCTTGATTTTCACCTGTAATGTATCCACTCTTATACGAATGTTGTAATTCACTTACATTGATCTTCTCAAACTGATCTCCAAATTGAGTATTTCTGTTGTCCATAGACTTGCCAGTTTTGTTTACTCGGAAGATTCGCAGGTTAGGCGTAAGCTGATTTCCATCCTCGTCATGAGTGCGATTGTCTATTCCAAATGGACGTACAACATCAATGCTTCCACTAGCATTTAATGCATTACGTTCTTCTGGAGATAAGTTTAAATCGCGTAATGCGTATGGAGTAGGCTCATTTGTAGTTGAACGCAAAGCCACTTGACGGTTTGGGTTGTACAAGGCAAACATCTGACTGAATGGACTAGCGTCAATGTAGGCTCCAGTACTTACATCACGAGCAACAGATTCCACAAAGTTGCGTGGATTATTTAGATTAACTCTAAACGTTGCTCCATCTGGACTCTGTACAATTACAGACGTCGTATTGCCAGTGGCTCCCCTAAATGATTCTTGGCCATCTAGTAATGACCAATCCTTCCATGCATAGAGTGCCCTGCCAAGTTCACGGCTCTGAGCATCAAGTGTGTGCGCTACAGCAAGAAATTCACTAAATGCGCTATTCTTTGCCTGTACTGCAAGACGATATCGTTCGCGCTCCTCAACGTCATACACTATGTCACCATAATTGTTTACGTCTGTGTCAGAAGTTAATCGCTGTAAGAACAAACGTTTGCTCTCAACTGAATTACCATAAGCAGCATTCATCAGTGAATCAAGAGCGTACATAGCCATTGTTGGTTTAGCTGAATTTAACTCATACGGCGCATCGATCTTACCGGTCTCAATGAATGGAAGAAGTACGTTATTCCACAGGTTGTCATACGACGTATAAACACTAGTAAGGTCACTGTTCGACAATGATAAACGATCATTGCGTAAAACCTGCAACATCATGTCTCGGACATGGTACTCGGAACCATCTTCCATTGTTACTGAATCAGGAATACCAGCAAGTCCAAGTGCTCTATCAATACGTATGTTTGGAGATACACGTACATCACCACGAGTATTCAACGCTACATATGCATCAGCAAGCTTGTTGCGCAACACGTCTATGTCACCTTCGTCACCAAGCATAGACTTAAATACGGTATACATTGCATTCATTTCAGGAGAGTCAGGCTCAATTGTGAATGATGTAGTTTGATATGTATCTGCAGCATCGTGCCTAAATAACATCTGTTCGGCAATATACGGAGCAAGGACATTACTAATTTCATCATTTAATGACTGAATGAATCGTTCACCTTCCTCTGTCAATACCTGTTCACCATCTATGTCAACGCTGAATTCATTAAGTAGCATTTTAGACACAACAGCTTCAAACTGAGCTGCTCCATCTAAAACTAATGGCTGCATAGACGTACGACTTGCCTTAATCGCTTTGTATTCAGAACTCTTAAAGTACGCGTCCAGTGCCTCACCTACAGGAGTTTGAGTGCGCAAAGTAAATGACTTAGCATCTCCAGTAAGTAATTTTCCTTGTAACTCATTCTGTTTTTTCCATCGGACATTTCCCGTTGTGTTGTATACAACACGTCCTAATTTACGTGTAAGGTCATACACAAGAGCAGAAAACTTAGGGTCAAACTCCTGCGTATACCCAACCAGAATTGGGTCATATTGACTTTGAGCATCAGGTCGTAAAGCACCTTCCCCAACTAAAAATCTAAATTGAGTAGGGAAGTTCTTTTGAGATCGCGTCGGTCCACCAACACGTGCAATAACTGGTGCTTCAACTATATACGCATACTCATGTTGCCCAGCAACAGCGTAATCTAAAACACGTGGATTATCGGACTGTACACGGACACGCGGTTTAAACCATCCATCTTCATCAGCTTCACCACGAACCCATATATTGTCCTTGTCAAAAAACACAGGTTCAAATCCAGCGGTTATAGCCTCGTCAAATGTACGGAATCGAGTCTTAATCACCATCTCCTTAACTTGACCAGAGAATGATCGAGATGGCATAGAGTCTGGCGATGTCACATTTGTATCGTTACGGCCATGCTCAGGGAATACTTCTATAGTAGACAGTAAGTCAGGATTCTGAACCAAATAGGTACGTAACTCTCCGTTTTCAAATGGTAACCATGTTGATCCAACACCGTCACCAATTTGACCATCGTGTTTAAAACCAAATCTAAATCGGCTACCAGCAAAATCACCAATGGTATTCAACGTTAAGCTGTCTTCGAGTCCTGTAATTAACTGCGTTGGAGACATAATCGCAGATCTAGTTTCTTGCCTATTAGGTATGTTAATCCTTAAGTAGTCATCTTTTCTTAATTGTGCAAATTCAATCGATCTTGTAAATCCTGTTTGCGGATTCATAATATTCAACGTGAATTGTTTTGGATTATGAATACGTGTAAATTCATATTTTTGAATAGGAACACGTGAATACCAAGCAGCATGTGGTGTCCCGTTGACATCTTTGATTATGTCTAATGGGCGTCTATTCGATATCTGTCGCATTACATAACGCAGCGTTGACCGCATTTGCTGAAAGACTTCAAGTGTTGCCATATCAACAGATGCAGCAGCGTTTTTTGAGATTGGGACAGTGTAGTCAGAAATGAAGTTCATCATGCTGGTGACAAACTTCTCGTGACCGTGAGATATCCATCCCTCAGAAAGATCTTGCCCATTAAAGGTTAATCCCTTAAGTGGAGCCAAAGCCTCATTGAGCGGTAAGGTAGATGACTCTTTAGCAACGCGAACTTGCAACGCTAAAGCTAACTCTGCGTTATTACGCTTATCCAACACCTTTTGTATTTCATCAATCTTTGTTGGTATTGCATCACGCAACATTCGATTCTCTTTACGAGCTGGTGCAAGCGCTTCGTTCAAGGCGTCTACAGCTAACCCACCCTTGGTTGACAATTGATCCATAAACGCAACTTGAGTTGGATCATCCATGCCTGTGAACAATGGGTGGAACATTTCATGAACAAGCGTAAGAGTAGATCGATACTTACTGTTCCCATTACTACCAATATAAAGTAATGAGCCTAATGCCTTCTTCTGATTAGTTTGTAATGTTTGCGTAAATCCATATACGTCACGCTTGTCAACAAACAATGTTGCTTTAGCGCTTGCCGTCTCTAAAATTTCGTCGTTAACCAAGTAAATCTTGTTATGTGATGTGTAGTACTGCTTCTTATATTTAGCAGTTAAATACGACATGATGTACGTTTTTTGTGATGGATCTAAGTCAGACAAGAAGCGGGTGGCTAGAGTAGTTGGCTCCATAAGCCTATTAATACTCTGCTCACCAATGTTTAATACACGCATCGCCTCTGCAATGTCTAACTTAAATTCATTACTGTTAGAATTAATCTTTACCTCTAAGTGATCAACAGCAAACGAATTTGCATGTATGTCATATAGATTTGCTAAGTTGTCAGCTAATTGCTGTATTGCAACTCGTTCCATTTGCTGCTTAGTCTCAGCAGAGCGTCGTGCATCTCCTGACTCACCCATTGCGTAATCGTTATATGCATCACGCGCACGAGTTATTGCCTCGATGATTGGTCTTTCCCTCTCAGTTGCTGAGTCAATCGGAGGCAATTGGTTATTAAGGATGTCATCGTAAAGAGTAACTAACTGTGCTGCTGTGTCGATAGGGATATCAGACATGCGTAACGGCAAGTGCGCTAAACGTACTTGCGAGTGATTTACAACTGGATCACTAGATGATGCTGAATATGCAGATGCGTCATCATTACCAGATTTAAATTGAATGCCTTTTGTATTTAGTGTTGAAAGCAATCGCCTCGCTGTAAATGCAGGGTCACTGGAAACACGTAAGTCATATGAAGAACCGATCTGTGCTGACAATGGAGTATCAACTAATGCATTATTAGTTTCCGGATTGAGCATGTTCATGACAGAGTCAATTAGTGCTGCCTTCTCTTCCGGATTCGTCATTGCAATGTCGTTTAAACGTTGTCGCAAGTTATCGTAATATTTCTCAACAGTCTTCCCAGTAAACACTGCTACTTCTGGCATGTTTTGAAGTTCATATATGGCAATTTCGACAGCTGCCTTTAATGTTCTACTGGCACGAGGAAGTACATCTGTCTCAAGTTTACGCAAAGCCATCCGTGTAAACTTGCGAATATATGTAGCAGAATCGTCATCTACAAGTAAGTTTGTGAACTTACCATTAGCCTTCTTTAGCTTCTCCGCCATATATGTAGGATCAGCGTAGGAATCAGCAATTGCTTTTTTAATATTCGTTTGATTTTGTTCTAATGAGTTGACGGCTGCTTCAACGTCTGCATACTTAAAGTTCCGAGCAAGCATCGTACGCATCAATACACGCATACCTGCAAGGTTGCCAGCCGTATATGCAACTATACTTTGATCTTCAGGCTTCTCAATAGTAATCATTCCACCAAAGCTATCAGGAGATGATATTACTTCGGCGGCTATCTCTGGTACATCACTAACAAACCTACGGACGGCTGGATCCATACTGTCAGGCGAAACAACCATCATGTCATCATCAGTAACATTAACTGGCTCTGACTTGTTAGATGGATTTAATGCATCAATAGATGCAATAGATTTTGCTACTTCTGGACTAATCTTGTACTTCTCTGCAAATACTTCGGGAGACAACGAGCCTAGCTGTAACTCGATAACATCAGTCATAGATGCCGATGCAAACGCTTCGGCTTCTGCCATACCAGAGCGCAGTCTACGAACTTCATCTGTAGCTAAGATGTTACGTACGGACGAGTCAGTGGTTAAACTGTTGGCAATTTCATTAGTAATTACACTGTTAGATCTAGAAAGACTCATATACATCTGATGCAGAGCAAGCATGTCCACAATAGATATCGATGATGGGTCTAGCTTTTGTAATTCAGTTTTTAATCTAACACCAGCAGAATCAAGACGATCATATAAAGTGCTAAGCGCAATATTTGATCTTTCAGTTACTTTCTGTGCGTCCGCAAGTTGTCGTTGTAACACTTCGCGTTCATTTACTAATTCATCAATATTGCCACCGGATCGACGAGCATCAGCAAGTCGTTGTTCTAACTTACGTAATTCAGCTCTCCAGAATTCAACGTCTTCATCTGGTAATTTACCAACTTCATCTAAAGCAGCTCCTGCTTCACCTTCAGTTTCGCCTCTTCCGCCATCTCGTTCAAACTCATTTGATACAACCTGTATGTCATCTGTAGATATAATTCGCATACGCAAATTTTTAATATTATCCACAAAGTCATCGATGGCGTCACCAAGTGCATTAGTTTCTTTAAATCCAGAAACATCAGCACCAAATATATCAGTGCGAACAAATGCCTCATCAGACTCACCAACAAGCTGTGTATCAGGTTGCATCTGGCGCAACATCTGCAATGTGGTTGTAGTTAGCTTGAAAATAGAATCAAATTGTTCAGCCACCAATCTGTCGCGTTCTGCGTACAGTGCTTGTTTCGCTTGAGTGTCATCTGGATTTTCTCTCTGCAGACGCTCAATCCTAGCGCGTACATCACGTACTCGTGGGCTATTATCTATCCTGCTTTTTAAGTTTGTAAATGACCTGTCTAAACCAAACAGTTGATTGGCTTGCTTAGCAAACGTTTCAAATAAGGCAATGTGTTTCCGTTGTTGTGCTTCGGATAATGTCATCCCGCTTTCTTTAACGAGATTACTTAGTGATTTATCATAATGGCGTTCAGCACTAAGTGCCTTTAAATTAGCTGGTTGATCCTCTGCAACAACTTCCCCATTGACAACAATATCTTTTCGTAATCGTGCGTCACGAGGTCCATCACTGTCGTATTCTGCCAAAGCTTCCATGTCACTAGGTAACAACATGTCAAGTTCTTGCACGACAGATGTAATTTTCCCAATAGCGTTAGACTTCTGCTCAGCTGATAGGTTAGGATTTTCTTCAATAGAACTAATGATTTGATCATGAAATGCACGTAGTTCAGGAGCATACGAAATATTGTTTGTTTGCTCAGTTCTACCTTCGGCATCACGCATAAAATCGCCAGAAGAAATCTTATTGTTAATTTGATCAACTACAACTTGAGGTAGGAATGTGTCATACATGTATGACATCGAGTCATTCTGGAAGTTTATTGCCTCTAGTCGGTTGGTTCGCAATCCACGTCTAACCATTGCTCTGGTAGTGTCATTAGCCATGTGGAACATAAACTCTAATCCTGCATTGCGCAAGCGAGCATATACGACATCAGACATTTTGTATTTTTGAGTTTGCCCCTCTACTTCAACCTCACGTTCTGAAGTAATAAGGTCACGAATATCTTTTATGGCTTTATCAAACTTAGATTCAGAACCCCAGAAGTCAAGGATTGAATCAGGCAGGATGCTATCGCCACGCACAAGGCTTCTAATACCTGCGTCTTGTACAGCACTGATTGCTCTTCCTAATGTTGCTTGAGCAGCATGATTTGAACCTGATAATTTTGTTACATGCCATAGGTCTTGCATGTAATAAAAAACGTGTGGTGCTATACCGCGTAGGTTTTGAGCAAACTCAATAATTTTTGCCTTGCTCAGATTTGCAATATCTGCATCTAAACTGCGGACAGAAGCTTTGAATAAATCCTCATCGGACATTGACTCAGCTCGCATCATAAGCATGTTCATGCGACGCGCAATCTGAAGCATTCCAGCTTTCTGAGAAATAGAACGTGGAGAAGCTGCAAACCTAGTGCCATTAATTGCTGCTACAGATGCCCATATAGCATGAACACCGTATAGCGTCTGATTGAACCCTCTGCTTGAAAAGACTTCAGTGGCTTTCCTAAACTTAGCAATAGGGACTTCTTTGCCCGGAGCCATGATCTCATTCATGACTTGTGCCATTACGTCATAAACACCCTCTGGTGTGTTACGCGTGGCCCATTCAATTAGACCTAATTGAATACCTTCGACTGTTGCACGACTATTTACAATTGCATCTAGGACAACGTCAAAAATCTTTTCAGGTGTAGCATTAGCTATGTCTTGTTTGCGGTCTACTGTTTCAGTTGCTGTCAGCAATCGTGCTATAGCTTCTTCATCAGATACTGTCATTTCAACTGGACGTAACGGGTTCTTGTTAGAACCAGCAGAATATTCGTCATACTGTGACTGAAGTAATTCACGACTAATATTTTTATCCGAAAGGATGAACCGATCAGCAGAAAGTGTGTATGCAGCACCAGTAGGGTCAGTAATATCTTTTACTGTAGCCATGCCGTTATCTGCTTTTACTACAACTCCTTCTGTTACATCATTAGGATTAGTTTCATCGCTTGCAAAAAGTACGCGATCTCCAGCTTTTAACTCAACATCATTTACGTAACGACCAGTTTCTGGGTCTAGGCGCAAGGCTTTATCGCCGGTTAGTCTGCTCCCAGAAATCTCATCGATAAGCACAGACATAATCTCTTGTGCTTTAACCGCATCAGGTGCATCTGACTCTAAGATTTCACGTACTACACCCTGTATCTCGGTAGGCATTTCAACACGCGTACGTGTGCCGAGGTTATGCACATCAGCGTCGATGTAACCTTTTCCATTTTTTACAAATGACTCTGCTTGTGACAGTACTGTTCTTGTTTGTAACTCTGGGGTTTGAGCGACATCAGATTCAGTAAGTGGAGCTAACTTTTTATTTCCAGTCTCAGTAATTCGACCAAGTGCTACGCCACCATCAGGCAATTGATACAGGCCGATTGGTGTTTGCAGTCCAATGGTGTCAACGAGCCGACCATTAACCTGTTCTGCTGTTGAGAACTGAATGCGACTAGGAAAATTTTCGCTATCGCCAATATCAAGAACAGGTTCTTTATTTGCAACATCGCGACGCATTCCAGTGCGTGTATACACTTCATTGAGTGCGTTAAGTAACCCTTGAGTTCCCGGAATGCCAGACAGGTCTTTCTGCACTTCCTCAAAAGATGCATAGGTGTAGGTGACATCTGTAACTCGTTCACCAGTACGACCTGACGTACCCTTAGACTCCTTGATGACAATAGTGCCATCTGGTCGGATGACGCCAATGGCTTTAGATACACCACCTCGTATCCACATATTGTTTCTAGGAGAAAACTCCGACTTTAGCGACCGCATGACATTTGTCAGGCGTTCAATTCGTGCGTTAGCACCTAGTTTGTCTTGATTGATTGGATCAATGATCCGTACGTCTTCTAATCCAGCTTCACCTCTATGTAAGGCTGCGTCACTAAATCGCTTGTTGTAAACAATGTATTCAGATTGGCCATCCTGTTCACCAATCTTGATGGCATAGAACTTCTTATCTGGTTGTTGTTCTAAGGCAGCTTCTTCAGCAGCAAACTTAGCACCACGTTGCATCATGTCATATTCAGCTGCAATAGCTGGCTCTAACTGACGCGCTAGTTGCGCAACAGCCTTCTTGCGGAATGATGGATCAATGGGAAACAGATTTTTGTTTACTGCCATTTGATGTAGTGGGCTGTCGTATGGCAAACTTTCGTTATCTCCACGTACACGCATCTGCTTAATAGCTTGATCCGCAGTAGTAGAGTTAGTACTCTTGCCGTTTAAAATTTCAAAGAATATCTGGTCAAGTGATTTAATTGTTGGTGCAGACCGATCTTGCTGTTGAAACTCTTGTGCAGCCATTTCATACACCATTGAAGTTACACGCTGTAGATCTTGCGCGTTAGCACCTCGTCCACCACGTAGTGTTTCATAGCGTGAGTTAACACCTAATGCATGAAAAGACGCATTATCAATAGCGTCCATGGCAGCAAATTTAGCCTGACTTTTAATGTCAGTGCCTCTATTTAGGTTATTGGCAAACATTGGCTGCAAAGCCTTGTGTGGTCTAACCGCAACTGCAGTAAGTAATGCAGTAGTTGCCCATTCTTTAGCAGTTGGCGCTTGTACTTGGTCGTTAAATTTGGATCCAATTGTCCTTGCTACTGGATCGAATATGTTAGTTAAACCAAACGCAACGTCAGGAATTACCTCAGACTGCAAACGTGTGTATTCGTTTAGTAAATTCCTACCTTCTACGGAAGCCGGATTTACTTTTGCTATTCGTCCAAAGACACCAGCTTTGCCCAACTGCTTACTAAGCCTAAACATCTGACCGGCATCTTTATATAAACTTGGCGCACCAAGGCCAAACATACCAAGGGTCATAGCCATGCTCTGTGCTTGCATGTCTTCGCCCTGATTAATTTCTTGCCGTAATTGATACTCGCCCGGAGCAGAACCTTCGCGCTGCGCTGCTTCTAATGGATTTGCAACATCTTGCAATAACTGATTATTAGTACCTGCCCCAACAGCGCCCACTGCGGTTGGTAGTAACATCCCACCTGCACGTGCAATGTTTAATTGAAGGCTATTCTGTATAACTGGCATCAAGGACTTAGCAACAGCATTACCAACAACTTGCATACCATATAGGTTTGCCATAGCTAAAGGTGCTTGCTGTGTGACATTTAAAGCGGTAATACGCGCCTTTTGGCGCTCTAGATTTTCAGGATCTCCTGTTAAATCGCTGTACCACTGATTAATCCCTAAGTCGTCATACACACGCTGTTTTTCGTCAGCCTGTGACTTTGCTGCCTCTTCAGACTTACCTAATCCACCTGCAATTTGATTTAACTTATTTCCAATATTCCCGCCTATGACAGCAGGAGATGATAATGCTTGTGTTGTACCAGCAGCTGAGCCAGAAAATGCCTCAACAAAAGGATCAACATCTTCTCCTTTTTTTGCTTTATTTTGTAATGATTTAGTTAATTGTTCTTCCCAGCCCGGTTGACCAGAAAGGCGCATAGCCATGCCCATAGGGGCTGTGGCAGCAGATGCCATATTTCCGTAAACCGTACCGGCAACAGATTTTGCTCCAGCTAATCCTTCTGTAAGCCAGTCAGGAGTTTGCCCTCGTTTAAATGACTCTTTGCGTAACTCGTATCCTAAGTCACCTCTTGTTTCAGATCGCTTGCGTTGTACTTGCTCAGGATCTAATCCAGCTTCACGTCCAGATACAGTCTTGGGGCCCTTTGTTTTTTGGGCCTCCATTAATTTCTGGCTAAATTGATTGACTAAATTATCTCTAGTTTTTTTGTCAATAAAACCTTGACGGTAACCTTCTTCAATTTGCCGCTGTGATTGATTGTTTAAGACAGATGTATAACTTGGACCGCGCAGGGCACTGACTATAGGATCAAGAGTATTGCGTTTGAACTCTGAGCTTTTACGTTGAGCCTGTGCAATGGAACGAGCATTTTGTTGTGGGTCAAAAGCCACTCCATACTTAAATGCTCGACCTCTAATATTTTTCCTTAAATCATCTTCGATTTGCATCTTGTTACGCAGAAGCTGATACATTTCAGATTCCGGATGCCAATTGCCGATGTTTAAAAGGTCATCATTAGACTTTGCTTGCATGTATAGTTATATCCTTAATTGGCTTTTAATAGCGCAGCAATTTGATCTCTGTCCTGCTTTAAAGACTGTAATAATTTTACATCGTCGTCATCTTTTAAGAGAGGGGTATCACCTGCACCTTTCTTTTTTTCGTCTACCTTTTCGGATTGCAACTTTAAACCAGCCTCAATGCCACGTAGCCGTCCAACTAAAATAGATCTTGCCTTTACTTTTCCGTAGTTATTTACTACACCGACTGGATCTGAAAAATCAGTAATCACATGCTTATCTGTTTCTTTGATCATTGTACTTGTGGTTACTTCAACAATACGTTTTGCAACATCTATAGGTATGCGTTGTTTAGTTTTTGGTGCAGTAAATCCAATTTCCTCTAAGGTTGTCGGATTACCAGATGCTAATGTGCCATTTATCCGTCTCATTTCATCTGTGTACATACTGTCCGCGTTTTCTATTTTGCTAGATATGTAAGTCATCGTTGCTTGTCCTGCAGTTTTTGCAGCTGCTTGAACTTGACCATCTTTACCCAAGCGAGCAATAGCAAGTTGATTTGCCCTGTTAAGTGCATTTTCAGATTTCTCGAATGCCCGATCTTGTTCAGCTTTATTTGCTGCAGCGTTCTCTTTAACAGCACCAGCCTGTTGAGCTGTCCAATCAGATACAACTTTTGGATCTACAGAGATAAATGGCATCATTGCAGCTTTTAATGCAGCTCCACCATCAGCCGGTGTCTGCGGATTTCCATCTGCATCCAGAGGCCAGTTTGCGGGGTCGTCACCGATAAGGCCTTTCTGTAAGTCTGCCACAGTACGTCCCATCTGACGAGCAGTTGCTTGAAATGCTTGACCAATAGGTCCATACATACCTTGCACGACCTTACCGTAGTCAATAGATGGAAGTGGTGCATTTGGATCAATAAGCCCCTTGTTATTTAGTTGAACGCGACTAAGATTTTGCGGACCTACTAACGATGAAAGATTTCTGCCTTTCATACCTTCCATCATAGCCTTGTATTCATCAGGCGTTAATTCATGATCTTTTCCGGGAGCAATTGATAAACCTAACCCTGATAAATATGTAGATAATCCTGCATCAATGCCGACATTTCCATTTGGTAGTTGCACTGGTGCTGACGGAGGTGCTCCAGCTGCTTGTTGACCACCTATTAACCCAGTAGGCTTAATAGCACCAAGGTTACCTGCCTGTGCGTTAGGCGAACCAAATGATGTCATAGGTAACCCAGTTGCAGGAGGTTGCATTTGGCGAGTAGCAGGTGCTCCGGGGACATCAAATCCAGTAGGTTGTGTAGGTGCTCCGGGTACAGTGAAACCACCCTGCTGTGCTGCTGTTGGTAAGCTCTGCTGCTGTGATTGTGGAGCTTCTTGACCAAACAACATCAGTTCTTCAACCTGCTCAGGCTTTAATCCAAACGTAGACAGGGTTTGCCTATATTCGTTCCTACGTCGATTTACATCGCGCCTAACTAAATTAATTT